AATAGTTTCAACAATCTCTCTTTCAATTGAAGCTGCCACTAAGGCGTCAATTGGTTCAAATAAAAGACCACGCAAACCGCTTCCAATTTCAGGTTGAAACAATCTTTCATAATAGTTTGTCAATATTAAATTTTTAACCGAATTAATGATAGCAAACTCATCTTTAAAAGTGTTGATATCTTTTTTAACTGGATGAATGGTAAAATTCAAATCCAGGTCTCTAAATGTGCGGTCTGATTGTATGTTTGTGGTTGCCATTTTCTATTTATTCTACTTATTGTGAAGCACTTGGAGTTCCTGTTTGTCCGCCTTGTGGGTCGGAGTGAACATGGCTATTGTAAATGGATCTATCTGCCGACATATTGCGTATAGCATCACTAATTTGTTTTGTAGCAGTAATATTACCAGTAACATTTAAATCGCCAGTTAAATTAAACGAAGATGCTGTGGCATTAACTGTTCCACCCACCGTCATATTTACCTGGCCGCCAATTTGTGCGGTAACATTCCCATCTACAAACAAATTAACATTGCCTTGAACATATACTGAATCGTCACCAATTACGACACTAAACTTATCTCTCTGGATTCGTTCGGATCGGTCTCCAGCAGGTCCCCATTCAACATACGAACCAGAGCGATGGTACAAGTGTATCCTCTCGGCTCCTTTTGTGTCATCAAACTCCATGGCATGCCCGGATTCTGATTCATACACATTGTTATACGGGTAAATTGCCGCATAGTATGAATTTGGTTCTACTTTACTTGCTTTATTTGCCGCTTTACTTTCATTAATTGGCGATGGAAAATCAACATCATTTCTCGCCAAGCGTGATGTGCTTGGTTCATCTAATCGCCTTGGATATAGTGTAGATGTTTCTGATGGTTTAACTGGTGCGGTTGCTAATTCAGCTTCAGTTCTTCCATCACTAAAAGCATCTTGTCTGTTTCCTGGTTTTATTGCTAAACCTGGCATCGTGCCCATAATAACTGGATCTTGTGCAGCTTCACCATCTGTAAAGAAGCCAACAACCATGTCACCTTCTCTGAGAGCATATGGATTTGAATTGTTTGTTGGCAACATTGGTGTAGCCCAAGGAAGTCCGCTTGTAGGAACTTGCATTTTATTATCTGCATGCCAACCAATACAACGAACACGAACACGACCCATTTTTAGTGGGTCTTGTCTATCTTCTACAAAGCCAATAAACCAAATAAAACCATTTTTACCAGCAAAATCTTTTTCTTCACTCATAGCTCAAACTCTTTTAATTCTTCAAGTAAATTATCACTACTTACAGAAACAAACTCATTTTCTGTTGATGTTGTTGCCACTTCAATAATAGTTTCGTGCTTATCATAGCCAATAATTTGTCGTGAAGCCACAATTAAATATTTACCACTTAAACTCTTATCTTGATTATCTTCACCTTTTTCTTTAGCTCCAAATGTTGGAGCTTCTAAGTAAATATTAAAGCCAGATGTTAACTGAAAATTTCCTGGCATTGCAATTTTAACTCGTTTATTCATTAGATTACCAATTAAAGCTTTACGCTGAAACAAAAACGATTCTAGATTTTCTATTTTTGAAAGAGATGTTGGGTCGTTATTTTTGATATATGAACTCAATTGTTTAGCTGTTCCAAAAGTGCTTAATATTTTCTTAGAATCAAATGCCTGTGTAGAATCTAAACCATCTCTGTTTTTAATGATACTAATATCAGGAGTTTCATTAGCATGTTTTACCGCAGAATAAACATCACCAAAACTAATGTTTCTTTTGGCAACTGTTCTTGTAATTGGATCAAAACCAATAAATTGTCCAGCGTTTACACCTTCTCTGGCCTTTTTAATGTTATCGTTTTGTGCAACAACTTCTAAACCACGAGCACTACTAATTTCACTTGCCGGATTTGAACCTGATAAGTTTTTAGGAGAAAACTGTATATCTAAAATATTTTCCTGTGTTAGAAGTGTTGATAGTGAAGCAAAATTATATCCTATACTATTTTGATAAAATAGAAAATTAGGAGATTGATTAATGTCTACCGCTCGTTTAGCACACCACTCTACTGCTTCTAAAGGTTTTAGGTTTGGTATAACGATACTTTTAATTCCAACGGAGTTCTCATAAATGCCTTTTGCTTGGCTCGCAGGAATTTTTAAGTAATTCTCTAATATTTTTTCAATAATATACGAATAAGTGCCCTCAAACGACTGATTAATTTTTTGTTGGTCAGAATAACTTAATTCATCCGATACAAAATGAAGAATATAATTTTCAATATTTAAACCTGCATTTTGTCTATCTGATTGTTTATAGACACGAAAAGCCTTTTTAAAACTAGCAATATCTGAATCTGCATTTTTGGCAATATCAACTAATAAAACTTCTGATCCATCAAACAACAATTTACTGGACAAACCAATGGCGTCCGTAATTAAAATATTTCCACTTATTACTGGTAAAAATAATGAATCATATAAATTTATTTCTTCAAATATTTTTGTAATATCAATTGAACCGCCTTTGACAACCAAGGTCAGTTCTCGTATTTCAAACTGTGTAGATTGTTTTACTTCTAAGGTCATTGTTTAATAATCTTTTTAAATTCTTTTTCAATTGCAGGAATAAACTCCGATTTAATTAAATTTATTTCACGCTTAGATTCATTTAGGTTGGTTTCATATGTGTAATATGATTGTGTTTCTTTTGTTGTTCTAATAGTAATAACTTCGCCTGCTTGTGTTGTTTTAGAAACAGAAGTTACTCCAACATTGGCATAAGTATTGGCATCCAAAGTAATTTTTTCTGTTGTAATTGTACCATCATTTGCGGTGGATGTAATTACTTTAAAATAGCTTTGAACATTGTTTTCACTTAAAGCCCAAGCCAAACCGGATTGGACAGTAGTATTTGCTGCTCCATTTGCCGTGTATTTTTTATCAATGTATGTTATAAGTTGATTAGATTCAAATGGCCAATCAAATTGTGGATCAATGATATCATTGAACAATAGAACAACCCATTGTCTTTCAACACTACCATAAAATTTATAAGCAATTATTTCTGGCGTATCAGAATCTTTAATGTTATATTTGTAGAAAGCTGATGAATTTTCTTTAAGCTTATTTTCAAAAGCAAACCTAGCAATAATGTTTGTTACACTATCTAATCCTGTGGTAGAATTATTTGCTGTGTAAAATGTTTTTGGAAAGTAATTAAAATATTTTGCCATAATTGTTTTTTTTATTCTTGACGGAACTGAACCCCAGCATTACTATTTTGTTTATCTGGTTTACCAGGATTAGGACTAGAATCAGACAAATCATTCTTAGTAATAATAACAACTTCTGTAAATTGAAGCGTTATTTGAATTGCTACTGGCATGCCGGTGCGGCCTAGTGCTGGAGCATTTTCGCCTGGTATTTCATAAGCAGTAAAACCATTTGGCGCATAATTCACCTGAACATTTTCAAGTATGCATGTACCAACAGTTGGAATATTTGGATTTTGAGCGCCGTTATAATAGAACTGAACATCAAATTCTGAAGGCGGTACTAAAAATCCTGAATTAGATCCTCCTAGTCCTTTATAGGTTTCTGGTGCTTGATGAAATACAAATTTTTTAATAATTTTTTGAACTTCTAATGCTTCTCTTTCTTCTCTTGGATAAAAAATAAAATCAAATTGAAATTTTCTAAACGCAGGAGATTTATAAATCATTTCTAACATTGGATTTTCAACACGACCAGTTGTTGCAAGAAGCGCTTGTGTGGATTGTGCTCCTATCGTGGATTCACCTGCTTTTTTTGCAATTGCTTGCCCGGCAAGTTCAGCTCCTTTACCAGCAGCGCCTTTTGTTGCTGCACCAATTCCGGCCATTCCTCCTCCGGCGTTTTTATAATCCTGAACTATTGAACCTCCTGCAGCCATAATTTTTCCACCAACTTCGCCACCTAAAGCTAATTGGTCATAACTTTGTGAATAGCCGTATTGTAAAGTGTCTGGCATATACAAAGCAATTGTATCTTTGGTTAATCTAGTTGTTCTTAAAAATTG